TGGAAAATTTCTCTAGATTTTATGAATATAATTTTAATATCCCTGGTTTAACTTTTGCTAGACTAACTAAAATAGCAAATATTGTTACATTCACAGTAGATAGTGGTTCTTTATTTTTAAATAAACCTAGTGGAAGTATAGTTTTAAGTCTCCCAGAAGGTTTTAGACCTAAAACACATGTTTATTTTTCATCGCTATATTTAAATAGCAATAAAGGTGGAGTTTTTAGAATAGACCCAAATGGAAATGTAGTAAAAGCTCATAATGATGATAATGTTGGAGCATACTATTTTTCAGTAACTTATCCAGTGGATTAATTTAATTAGATAGTTTTAATAAAAATAAATCTCTTTGTCTACATATGTAGTCACAGTGACTTCTTGTAACGTTTACTACATCAGATGTCGTTAAATATACTACTGTGGTTAATGTTGCATTAGTTTCTTTTCTACTAGATACAAGAGGCATATTAAAATCATGTCTAGTTACAATATTAGAGTTTATCATAATTGTTACATTTTCAGATTCATCTCTAGTATTAGTAACTCTTTGTGTCGCTGAAATTAAATATAATCCATTTTCAGTTACAGAAAATTTTTGATTTAAAATATCTGAATTTGAGTTCTTAAATACTAAAGAAATATTTCCACTAATTTTTGCATTATCCGTTGAAAAATTTCCATATTTTGTGAATAGATTTTCCATTATTTTAAGATTGTATAATAAACCTATCAAAAATAGGAGGTTTAGTTATGCAATTAACAGTTTTAGAAAATTTAAAAAAGGAAAATGTAGAGGTGTACTTAGAATACCTTAATAGTTGCAAAAGCAGTAATTGGGATACGTGGGAGACCACGTATAAAACTTACTGTAACAATTTTAAGTTGTTCTTGGTGTGGTTTCAAAAGTCTTATAAAAATAAGTTACTTTTAAGTAAAGAAACGTTACTAGAAATGCCAACTATAATAGAATCGTATCGGAATTATTGCAGAAGTTTAGGCAATTCTAAAAGAACATTAATGAATAAGACTACTGCAATTAGCNATTTTCCAATCTCTCAAGAAGTGAGTTATTATCCAATGGAATAAAATTAGCAACATTAGCCGACACATCAGAATTTTGATTTAAACACTTGTACATTTTTCGAGTGTTTCTATCAAAATAAACATAATTTACATTTTTGGCTCCTGGATCTTGTATATCTCCACCATATCCAACACAACCAGCTAATCTAGCTAACATCATACCCTCTAATGCTTTCCCTTCTTCTGTTCCAAACTGTACTATTCCAGCTTTCTCTCTTGTTGCTCCTTCTTGTATTTTAGTAACAGCATTATTTAATTTCTCTGTCTCTTTATCAATCAACTCTGAGTTTTGATTAAAATCATCTATGTTATAATAATCATTTCCGCCTGGTTTTATTAATCTTAAATATTTAGTATAATCTGCCATTTTTTATCTCCTTTCATCATAAATATTCCTATTTTTTATAGTTTTTAAAGATGTATGTTTCATAGAACTTAACTCAATATGTTTGTGATACTTTCCAATAACATCAGCATCATTATAAAGTCTAGTATCATAAATCGCTTTATGTGTTTTAAGTTTTAAGCTATTATGAGTCAAATAAGCCACTTGATTATGTGTGTTGTATCTAAACTCAATTTTAAAATTTAGATGTGCTGGTTTATTAATGTAAATGAAATTCTTGAAATTATCTAAATTCTGAGGTATTCCAACTACTGAAGTAAATTTAATTATGAAAGAATAATCATTGTAATTCTCAATAACTTCAATTTCTCCATTTGTGAATATCTTAGCTTGCTCCTTCAATACATGAGGTGTAAAGATATTCTTTGATAGTAAAGTATAGGTAATTCTGTCTTTTCTATCTTGTAAACTCCATCCGTTTTTATAATCTAACTCCATAAATCTTTCATAGTTAGCCACTTGTTGCTCATTAAAAAAAGCTATAAATAATAGATCCTTGTATTTTTGTATATCATTTTTAGCATATTCACAGATTAAATCTAATGTTCTGATTAAATCTTCTTGTAAAGTGTTTCTAGCTATTTTTGAAACTTTCTTAATCAATCTATTGCTCATTTATAATCACTGTCCCAACTACTAATATCTCATCATCTGCAATTTCTATATTGGAATTAGAATTGTTTACTTTTACAAAGTTGTCATTTACTCCGTCTATTTCTAAAATAGCTTTCTCTAAACGATTGATAGATAGTATTGTTTTATTAACTTTCTCAAATGTAGCAATCCCAGTTTTTATAACAGCTTTCAAAAGAGATTCAATCTTTTCTTTTACATCTGATAGAGCATATCCAGATTTTAAGATAGTATTAACTTCTATATTTATAGCTTTAGCTCTGAAACTTTCAACAGTTACATCTGCTCCGACAGGTCTACCGTCATCGCTATGTATTCTTTCTCTAACTTTTTGAATTAGACTAGAATCAGCTATATCATTATTATAGTTAGCAATCAGAACTTTAACAGTTCCATTACCATTCCAAAGAGGTTTTACTAAGACTTTTCCAACTCCATCAACTTGTTTAGCCCATTGCTCATAATCATATATATTTCCACTGTGAGCAGGTCTTGTAGCTTTTTCTTTAGCTCTAGCTACAAGTACAGAGTTAGGTTCTTTATCATATCCATTTATAATTTCTTTTTCGTTCGTAACACTGTAGATATTGCTATTTTGAATTTCAAAAGTTGTAATTTCTCCTATTGCAGCATTACCTATTTTTCCTTCTGATAAGCATTCTATTTCTATCTCTGCAACTCCAGCTGTGCTAAGATATTCTTTTCTTAAAGATTTATATTTTATACCATCTCTATTAAGAAATATTGTATTTTCTTCTATGATAGAGTTTGCTTTTCCTGTTACTTTTAAAGTTCCTTTTGCCTTAGTTCCAACTCTTCTTTTTACTCCAAACATTAAAGCATGCTTATCAACATATTCATCTTCTGTAGCTGTATCTATGAATGTTTGTTTCTCCCAAAACTCTAACTCTTTATAAACTTCTTCTGCTGTAATTCCAAAAGTTGCAGCAATATCAAAATTGAAAGTCCCTTCCATTTTTGAAAATGGGTTTTTAAGATTATCCAGGAAATTATTTCTTAATTCAATTTTATCTTTCATTTACACCTCCATCTCTAGCTCTCCATACACAGTTTTAACATTAAAGGTTATTTGTGGAACATATTCGTCCTCGTTAGAAATGACAAAATTATAGCACTCTGTGATGTAAGGATTTACTAGTAAGGTATCCCTTATTTGGTTTATCATTAAAGCATCTTTAACTGTTTTATGATAGATAGTTCCTATATTAGTTTCTAATTCACTCCCATATTCATCACTATGCACATCAGTATATCTAAATCTTTCAGTCTTTAACGCTTTGAATATCCATACTTTTAAAGCTTCATTTTCTTCTAAAACTTTTACATCATTCCCTTCTTTGATATATTCTCCGGTTTTAAAGTCTATAGCATATTCTTTAAAAATTGGCATTTCTTCAACTTCTGTTTCTGATTTTTCAAGAAAAATATTAAAATCTTTTTCCACATTACACCCCCTTTATTGCTCCACTCGGCATTTTAACTATTTTTGTTACAACTACATAATGTACACCCATAACAAGAACAATTACTTCATCGCCTTTTTGTAATGTATCCTCAAACCATATATCTTTATGTGATTTATATGTTCCATTTCCCTGATAGTTTCCACTTCCTTCTAATTTTAGTATCTTATGCCCCATTGCATCCTGAGTAGTATTATCGTAATCATATTTAGATACATCTATTTTTATTTCATCAATAATACCATCTATTGTATAATCTCTATGATAGTGAGGTAATAAGTAATTACTACAGTATATTTGCTCAGATGGTATAACTTGCCCATCAAATTCAATAGTTAATTTTGGGGGTGGATTGACTACAGATGCCTTTATGATAGATGTTCCTTTTGTAGCTTGACCTATCATTTCACCTATCATTAATCCTAAATCGCTCATTTCTTATCCCACCCTTCTGGAAACAGTTGATCTAATTTACTTACTTTTTTAGCTTTTTCTTTTTTAGTTTCCTTACCTTTTTTAGTTTTGTCACTTTTTTTAACTTTTTCTTTATTTTCAAATTCCGCTTTATCCATTACATTTTCAAATGCTAACTCAACATTACAAAAATGGGTTTCCCCTTCAAATACATGAGTATCTGATTTAACTAAAAAATCTCCAACAAGTCCAGAGTGTGGTTCTTGTATTCCTATGTTGTATCCAGCTTGAATTAATACATTCCCTAAACATTGTAATTTTGCACTTTTTTCTACACTTTTTAGCATGTCTTTAGCATTTGCTATATTATCTACATCTTTTTCATATTGCATAACTTGTTGAAATAGTCCAAATTTCTTTTTATCCTCTGAATTTTCGACTTTATTAAGTATTTGTTGCTTCTCATTTTCTACTTTATAGATAACTATTTGATTTATCATATTCTCTATGCTTTCTTCATAAGATGATGTAGAAATGTTATCCGCACTAGTTAAAAGAACATCAGCATGACTTCCTTGCTCAACTATATCTATTGCTTTATCATTACTAACAATAGAATAAATCTTTTTATTTTTTCTATGTTGAATAGTGTAAGCATTTAATATTATTTCATATCCGCTTCTATCAATAGCCGGATAAGTACAAGTAACTTCATCTTGTGGTATTTTACCTACTTTTAAATTAAGTTCTCCACATATTTCTTTTATAATTTCAGAAGGCTTTTTCCTAAAGAAATTTTTAACAAAGTTATTTTTATTTAAGTAAATAGAATTGTCATAAGCATAGAATGTTTTTACATCAGTATCTCCTTTTCTTGAGTGAAAAAATACTTTTCCAACAAATAATTTTTCATCATCATAAGAAAATTCAATTTCATCTCCAATATTAGTTATAATATCTCCTAAATACTCAACTTCTAACTTTCTAGCAGTTCCGTGAATTGCACCACTCCAAATTACTTGAATAAAAATGTTTTTATATTCTTTTCCATTAACATAAATTTTTACTTTTTCCATAAAATCACCTTTGAAGTAAGCCTCTTGCTACATCTAGCAATGTTTTATTTTTACTAATTTCAATTAAACTTATTTCAACATCTATATCTCCAGTTCTCTCAACTATAGAAAAATTTAAATTTTGAATATAACATTTAAAGAAAATATTAAATTCAGGAACAATTAAAGTTAAAGGTTCTTTATCGTTTTTTAATTTAGTTAATGTTTCAACACAGCCAGATGGTGTTGCAGATAATAAATAATTAAAAAAAGGTGATTTAAGATTAGGAAAAAATGTAGAAAATGTAATTCTTTCAGCTTTTCTATTTCCTATTAATGTCTTTTCTCCTACATCAATTATTTTAAAAATCTGTGTGTCTTGCTCACTTTCAATCTTTAAATCCAAAGGTGGAACAACAAAGAAAAAAGGAGTACTTGTAGAATTTTTCAATAAAATAAATGTTGGTTTCATACTTATCCTCCTTTAATTTGTTATTTGTACATAATTTTTTAATTCTGCCATTATTTTTTGTTTAGACATTTCTGCAGTTTTTTCTAAATCTACTTCATTTTTTATTACAACACCACCCATATTAACATTTACCTGAGGAGAAAAATTAGTAGTAGAAGCAATTGGAGGCTTAACACCTAAATCTGCAAAAGCTTTTTCATATTCAGATTTTGGCTTTTTAGGTAGAGGTTTTCCAATTGGTATAGGTTTATTTAAAGACTCGACAGTTTTATTTTGTTGTACAACTTGTTCTTTAGCTAAATCTTGAGGTGATAATTTAGCAAGTCTTCTTCTTTCTTTAAAATCTTCGTCAGTTTCTTTCATTAATTGTTCTAATCCTTTTCCTGAGCCTTTATTTTCTTTTATTTTTTCTTTTAACATATTTGCTTTTATGTACATGATTTTATCATCGCTATCTGTTTTACTATTTCTTAAATCTATAGTTTCTAAATCTTTTTCAGCTTGTGCATTAGCTTCATCCCAAGTATATCCTTTTGATTGATATTCTTTTCTTAATTCCCATTTATTTTTTGTTCTTCCAATCTTATCACCTATCCAATTTCCTACTGATTTTCCAGCCTTATATGCTGCATAACTACCTATTACATATTTTCCAGAACCTGGGAAAATATTTTCTGCCATTGCTGCTACTTTTAATGCCGCAAAACCTTTAATAGCCTCAGCTGTAAGAGAGAATATTCTATTAAAATAAGTTTCAACATTTTGAGTATCAAAAGTTCCTTTAGAATTTAACTCAGCCATTTTAGATGTGAACTTATTTATAAAATCTGTCGCAGTTGGTGCTAAACCCTCTCCAATAGAAATCTTTAAGTCATCAACAGCACTTCTAAATTGAGCTAGTTTATTTTTTGTTGTATTTTCCATTTCACTAGCCATTTTATCTGTTGCACCTGTTGCATTTTTTATAGCATTTTCTGCTTTTTCTATCCCTTCTTTTGAAGTTCCTAATAAACTATTCATTACTTTTAAACCTTCAGAACCTGCTATTGTAGTCAAAAATAAATTTCTTTGTTCATCATTCATTTGTGCAAGCTTAGGCTTTAATTCTTCTAAAATTTTTCTTAATCCTTTAAACTTACCATTGTTATCATAAAGAGTTACTCCTGCTTTTTTCAAAGCTTTATCCATATCAGGAGTTGTTTTTGAAAGTCTTGCATAAATTGATGCTAAGTTTCTTCCTGCTATAGAACCTTTAAGTCCACTATCTGCTAATAATCCTAGAATAATATTTGTTTCTTCTAAACTTTCAAAATTTCTTGAAGTTGATGCAACATACTTATAAGCTTCTCCTAATTGTGCAATACTTGTATTAGTATTGTTAGCAGTAGCCGCCATGACATCCATAAATCTATCAGCATCTTGCAATTTTAACCCAAAAGCACTTATATTATCTGTAAGTAAATCTGATGTACTAGCTAAATCTTCTCCAGATGCAATAGATAGCTTTAAAAGTTTCGGTGTCATTTCCAATACTTCATTTGTTTTCATCCCCGCCATTGCCTGATACATTTGAGCTTGAGCTACTTCTTGAGCTGTAAATTTCGTACTTCTTCCAAGTTCTCTTGTTTGAGTCATTAGCATATTTTCTTCAGCTGCTGTTGCTCCCATGATAGCTTTATTTCTTCTGACTTGATCCTCTAAATCTGCAAATGCATTTAAAGAACTTCCAGCTATAGCACCTAATCCCGCTAAACCTCCTATAGCAACAGCACCAAATTTATTAACACCGTTATTAACCTTTTCCCAGTTCATAGATTTAGCTTTTTGATAAAGCCCAGCTAGTCCTTTTTCTGCTTTATTTACAACTGCAGTAAATTTATCTTTGAGTTCTAATCTAGCACTTAGTACATGTTCCAAATTTTCACCTCCAAATAAAAAAGAGCAGTTTTAAACTGCTCTTAATTTGATTTTATTTTTAATTTTTAGTTCTTATTCTATTTCTTTTATTGTAACTCCTTCTATTAAATATCTAGCAATAGCTATTATTGAATATACAAAAGGAAATATATAGCCTACTATCATAATTAAATTTAAGGCTATCATATCACTTAAAAATGGTCCTAAAATAAGCCCTCCTAAAAAAGAAAAAATTAATACTGATATTAATGATACAAGCAAACATTGACCAGCTAATAACAAACAATCAAAAAACTTGTAGTCAAACTCAAACTTATACTTTTTCATAAAACTTCCCTCCTAAAATGAATTTAATATACTGTATTATATCATTGTTCTTTTAAAAGGTACATATAAAATAAATCTTTTTCTGAGAGTTTTCTAAGTTCTTCTAATTTATGTCCTCTATTCAAGTAATGAGCGACTGTACTTAATTTCCAGTCGCTCTCTATTAGTTTTTTGTTTCTTCAACAATACTAACTAAGTCTTTTTCTCCATATCCAGAAGCTACTAATATTAAATCTGCTAGCCTATAAATAGTTGGATCTTTTAAAACTTTGCTTACAACAGAAACAGGATTACTCTTACAACCTAGCTTTTCTATTAATCTATCATCTCTAAAGATAGAACAAGAGTTATAAATTACTTCTAAATCCTTATCTTTTTCTTTGGATAAGATTAAATCTAAGTAGTCTTCTTTGTTTAAAAGCTCACATTCTAAATCTCCATCTAATTCTTTTACATGAATTTTTATTTTTTCTCTTTTATCACTATTTATCTTTTTACTATTTTCAAGTAGTATTTCAGCTGTAACTAACATTTAAGCCTCCTATTTTATATCATTTTCATAAGCTAAGTCTTCAGGAGTAAATCCGAAAGGATACTCTTCTTCTATAACTTCTCCTCTAGCAATATTGATTAAGTCTATTGAGTTAAACCAAACATTATCAAGAGAAATTCTTTCTTCTTGCTTTCCAGGTGTATCAGGGTCTGCTAAGTTAGTAACTATCCTAACCCTTGGATCATGTCCTTTTATTAATTTATTAGCTATTTTTTTACCTCTTGAATATACTTTTTCAAGAGTAATACTTCCTTCTCCCTTTAAAGCTACGATTTTACTATCCACAGATAGCCCTAACTGTACATCTTTTCTGTCTGGAGTAACTTTAGCATTAACTTTAGAAAATTCAGCTATTTTTTCATTATCTATCCAAAGAGTACCATGAGCACCAGCAATAGTATGATAACCTCTTATACTTCTATCTGCCATTATAACCTCCTATTACATCTTTATAACCAAGCTAAGATTTGCCATAGTATCTGCAAATCTAACATCTCCAGTTAAAAATACATCATCACCAGATGGATATTTTAAGATTTCCATTTCTGTCATTTCTTCTGGGTCTTTTCCATCTAAAACAATCAATCTCTTTTGTGCTTCTAAGTCTATTTCAATTTTATTATCATAGTCTCCACTTAATACATTTGGAGCCATTTCTTTAAAATAAACCTTAGTAACATTAGAACAGAAATTCATTTTATTGTTATAGTCATTTATGTAAATTCCTAACCAATAATTTTTAAATGTATCTCTTATATCATCAGTTATAAAGCACATCCCTTCAACGATTTTGATTTTTCTTGTGTCTTTCTTCCAAGTGCTATCAAAAGTAGTTTTTGAGTTGACACCATAATTAACCCTAACTTTTTCATCGTCATTGTATAGAGAGAATTTACCAAGTTTAGGCTCAAAGTAATCTACTTCTTTTAAATCTGACATAACAAAGTTATCGGCCGATCTATTTATTGGCATTCCTGCTATAAGTCCAGCAATTGCTGCTGTATATTCTTGAGCTGTAAAATCTCCATAAATAGACTTATAAGTTCCTGTATTTCCAAGCTCTACTATTGCAACATGATCTGTATTATTAGCAAAGCTAGATACATATTTGACAGTCTTTCCTATTGCTCCATCATTTCCAAATACTTGTTTAGTCCAAGTTACAAGCTTTTGGTCATCTGCTTGCTCTGCTCCTGGATATGCTAACCAGTGCATTTTTCTTTCTTTAAATTCACCTAGAACATCATCTGTATTTTCTCCTGTTTGCAACACTCTTATTAAAACTTTTTTAGCTCCATAGTGCATTGCTAATTTAATGTACTTGGCATTTTTAGCATCCCATTCTTTCTCTTTTAAATCTGCTATTGTTTTTAGAGTATTCCATTTAACAGTTTTCTTACTATCTTTTAATATTAAGCAAACTATACCTCTCTCACTTCTTTGTATAGCTGTTGTTGCGAGAGTTCTAAACTCTATATTAATGTTTGGACTAGCTTTTATTTGTCCTACTTCATTTCCCATTAATTAATACCTCCTTCTTTAAATCTTAATTTTAAGTCTTGCATTAACTCATAATCATAAGGTTTTCCATATAAGTCATATAAACTTAATGTAAAGACATAATGACCAACTCTATCTACAATTTTTATATCTGTATTTCTTAGAGTTAGAAATCTATCTAGTACATGTAAAACCTTTTTACCTTCTATTTCCAAAGCATCATCTAAGTTTTCTAAATTTTCTAATATTTCAGCATTAGTAAGCTTTCCATTAGTTTTTGGATAATAGATAATATCAATATCTATAGTTTTTAATTCTCTATACTCTGAATTAAATTCTTTTTTATAGCTAACTAAATCAATATAAAAACAAGGTTTTTTGACATTGTCTATATCCTCACTGTATGGGTTTATTTTTAATTTTTCAGAAATAATCTCATTTAATGCATTTTTTATATCCACCCATTTCATTTTTTTATCAATCCTCCATAAAAATTTTTTAAATCTTTATAGAATTTAATTTGTCTCATAGATACAGCTGTTCTAAGCATAAATCTACCTTTAACAAATTTTGTTTTGCTTCTTCCAACTCTATGACCATACTCAACATGATGAGCATAATTAGTCATGTTAAATACAATTTGAGAGAATGTATTTCCAGTTAATCTCTTTCCGTTTTCTCTTTGCCAAGCATTTTTTAAAGTTCCAGTGTCGACGGGTGTTAGATTCTTAACATCTTTTTTTAAATCCTCAGCTTGTAACATTAAAAATTTTTTAGTAGTTTCTGGAGCTTTTTCTTTTATTTCTATAAGAATCTTATCGAACTCTTTAAATCCTTTAAGTTCCATAATCTACCTCATTTTCAGATACTTCTGTCAAGGCTATTTCCTTGTGTTTTATTATGTTGTAAGCTAAAGGCTTTGATGCCTTGAACATATAAACAGCTCCATCAGCTTTTCTTATAACTTTAAGTAAGTCATTTTGTTTAATATCTACATTTAAGCCTACAAATAGTTTATATTCTTGTGAACTGCTATTAAGTGGCCCAGGTGTAACACTTCTCAACCATTTCTGCGAAAGCCTACAAGGGATATCTTTTAATATTTCTCGTTGTTCTTCATATGCTCCACCGTACTCATCCACTATTACAACAGATCTAATAACAGTAACTTTATCTGCATGTAACTTATCTAAAATATTCATACAGTCCCAACCTTTCTAAACATAAATAATTGGCTTTTCAACGATAGAAACATTTCATCAGTTGTGTTATTAGATGTGTTGTATTCTATAGTTGTATCTCCCTCAGTAACTTTTGAAATATTGCCTTTTATTTCACTTTCTTCAATAGACTTTAATGCCAAATGCTCTGCAAATGGTTCTATAAGTTTAGGTGGAAAATCATCTCTATTCATAAAATTTAAAGCTTTTCTAACTAAAATAGTTACTTGAATTTTCAACATAGCCTCGTTGCTAATAGTTGTTAATTCTTTCACTTTTTCAATTATTTTATTGTAAGTTTCATCCATCTTAACCTCCTAATATGATAAAAGCAGGAGTTTTATTCTCCTGCCTCAGTCACAAGGTTATTATTTCTTAAAAGTTCTATCTCATTTTCATCAGATGTTGAGTAAATTCCATCTTTGAACTGTATAGATGTTCCAGCTATGATTAAATTTTTATAACTAGATTGAAAAGTTATTTCTTTTGTTTCTTCAGTAGTTATTTCATCTTGTTTTTTAGCCATTACTACCTCCTATGATATTTTTACATTTTTAACATGCACTTGGAATGGTAATTTCTTTATTTGATGTGCATATTCACCATGTAAGAAATAGTTATCTGATAAATTAGTTTTAGCTCCTACTTCCTCTTTTATTGGATATAATTGCTTTAAGCTAACTTCATTTAAGTTTATTAATAAGAATTCGTTAGCCGCTAAAGATGGAGCTGGGAACACAGATACAACTCCTGCATTTGTAACTATTTCTGTGATTACAGTTCCTGTTACTTTTTCTTTTATGTCAGCTCTAACTATATCTTTATTCAATTTATTAATTTGAATAGCTATATCCCAAGGTACACATACAAAGTATTTACCAGCTTTTAAATCTGCTGCTCCTGGATTTCCTTTATTAACTATTGCTTTTACTGCTGTTGTCAATAAATCAACTGAGAAAGGTTGATTTCCAGCATCTAAAACTATTCCATGTTCTTTAATTAAAGATTTAATACCTCCGGAAATTCTTAATTTACCATTTACATATTTAACTCCATTTAAAAGTTTATTTTCCATAATTCCTAACATCTCATCTTTTTTCTTTTGAGATTCTAATTCTCTTACAGAAAGTCCACCTTGTCCATGAGGATTTAAATGTTTAGCTGTTTCTGTTACTTCATATTCTTCATATATGATTCCTGTGTTATTTGTGATATGCACAGGTAATCTGACAGAAGACTTTTTAAGTTCTCCACCTTCTTCCATTTCTATTCCTAAGCTTTGAACTATTGTATTTGCAGCTATATTTCCAGCAGTAGATGTTGTTCCAGCATAGCCTCTAGTAACATCCGCTTTATTGTCTGTTTTCACTTTAATAACTTTTACTATTTCATCTCCAATTGATAATAAAGCGTCTTGAACTAAGATATCTTCATCTACTACTTGAATTTCACTTACTCCAGCATTCAATGCAACTTTTAAACTAGATGTTGTTTTTCTTTCATAATGATCTATCCATTCAATAGTTGTAGATGTTGCTTTATCTACTCTTCCACCTCTTAAAATGTGAGATATGATAGGAGAATTATTAGGATTTACTAATTGTAATTCATCTAAAATATCATTTGATATTGCTTGATTTGTTGAGTTTAATTGTTTGTCTATTTTTCCTGTCATTATTCATTACCTCCTGAGTTTTCTAATTCTTGCTTTGCTCTTACATAGTTAGCTCTGTCTATATCAGAACCACTTTCAAAAGCTTTCTTTCTTAAATCTTCTAATTGAGCTTTTTTATCAGCTCCACCATTACTTCCGCCATTCAAAGCTCCTGGTACTCCACTAGCACCAAGTCCTTTTACATATTCACCCATTACTTCTGCAAAACCTTTAACAGATGCTTCTATTTCTTCTTCTGTAACTCCACTAATTCTATCTAAAAATTTATCTGGCATTTTATACTTTGCTAATGTAGCTCTTTTGATTTCATCTGTCTTTATTTTTGAAAGTTCAGCATTCTTTGCATCTAAGTCTTTTTGAATCTTTTCAAGTTCTTTTTTGTGCTTTTCTTCTGCAGTAAGATTAGCATTTTTAATTCTTTCTTCATAATCTTCAATAGATTCATTATGCTGTCTTTCAAGTTCCTTTTTAGCTTTTTCAAATTTTTCATTTTCTCTTTTAAGTCTAGTTTCAATCATTTTGTCAACTTCTTCTTGAGTAAATGTTTTTGGTTCCCCTGGTTCTGCAAATTGTTGAATATTAATTTTAAATTTTTTCATTTTATCCTCCTGTTTAAAGTCCTGTGTGACTATTTTCCCAGATGTTTAATGTCCCTCAGTACGACAATATTTATCTATATACCTCCTTTCTTTTGCAATAAAAAAAGCACCTAGTTTTTAGCTAAGTGCTTTGTGATTTAATTGTTTTATTTTTTTAATGATAGTAGTTTTTCTAAATTTATGATCCCACAATCTGATCCATATAGATTTTTTAATGTTTTATCAAAATGTAATAAATTTTTGATTTCTGTTTGAGTAATATTACCATTTTTATGAAATATATAAGTGAATGGTTTTTCTTGGTTAATTTTCAAATGTTTTAATAAATACTGAGCTTGATTTTCATCTATTATAATCATTTAAATTCACTCCTTACCAAATAAAATATCAATCACTTTCTTAGCTACATTACGAGGATTTCCAGACATATACTCAGCGACTGATTCAGCTATAAATTCACCATTATCCATCAAACCATAATATGATAAATATTCTCCTGCTTTTTTCTTATCTTCTTCAGAAGCTCCATGATACCATGGCCCTAATTCACACTTATTATATACCTCTTTTCTTAAATCATCTATTTTTAATAATTTCACCATATCAGTATCTACTAACCAATGTTGCACACTATGACCTAACTCATGTCTAATAATATGTTCAGCACTAGATGTACTACACCAGCCCTTTTCAAAACTTGAAATGACTTTTTCTTCCATTCTTTTTAATGATGTTTTGTAACTAACATTTTTGATTCTTATAGTACCTATAGAAGGACAGTACCCAGCAAGAGACCCTGAAGGTAGATCTTTGGATTTTACAACAGTGAATCCTTTTAAACAACCTGATTTATCTATTCCTTTAAAAACATCATATAATTTAGTTATCTCAAAATTAATAGTGTTAGCAACATCAACATGCATGTTTGAATAATTTGTTTTTGTTAAACCTAAAATATTTTTAGCATAATTTTCAGCTTCTTCAATAGTTTCGGCTTTCTTAAATTTAGTTATATTATTTTCATCACTTGTAAAATCATTATTATTATCCAAACTGTAATTATTCTTCTCTATTTCTTCTCTACCTTGTTTAACTAAGCTTTCATAATCAATAACAGGTATTGTTGTACTTCTGCATCTTGGGTGCATTGGTGGATAATTAAGTCCAACAGCTATATTTTTTATTTCAAAAATATTTCCATGAAGTTCAGAACAAATTTGACTAGTTCTATTGTCTAATGTAGCACTGAATTCATATTTTTCTATCCCAGCTTCTTTATATCCATCTAAGGTAGCTTGATTTAAAGTATAATTAACTTCAGTTCTTAGAAGTCTTTCGACATCATTCTTTTTAGCTGTTTCAAATCTTTCAGAAACTCTTTTAGTCATAGTTTTCAGATTAATACCTTGTATCATACCATTAACTATTTCTTGCTTTACTGTTTCAGCTAGTTTATCTGTATTGCTCCAAAGCCTCTGAGAAAAATTAGCACCACTCCAAGGCTTATCCAATACGGTTTTTATTTTATCTCTACTGACAACAGGATTAATACCCAAATCCTTTGTTACTTCTATGAAAGTATCTCTATAAACTGAGGTTAATGCATTAATACTATCATTCTCAACTCTGAATATTAACTTTGTTAATTCCATGTCTATTTGTGATTTAAGACTATCCAGTCTACTTATACGACTTTTAGCAGATAATGTTTCAATTTCTAAATATAGTTTTTGTGCTTGTAAAGGTGCATTCTTTAAAAGTTTATTATATTCTTTCATGTAATCATGTAAATCTTTTTTCCAAACTTTGTAATCATCACCTTTTAAACGTTTCAAAGCTTCATTATAATTTAGAATATTATCATTCATATAAGTTGTTGTTATTCTACTAATTTCTTTAATTATATCCTGTTTAGCTTTTGAAAGTGCTATTTGATACTCTTTTTCAACATCTTGTATTGTAGTGAATGCCTTAGCCTCTCTTTTAATTTGTCTTTCTTCCCAATAATCTCTATTCTTTTGAGTCATTTACATCAACTCTAATCGGAGTATTCATATCTTTCATAACATTAATATCTTCTTCAGCTTTTATTTTTTCTATTTCACCTTTTGCATCTTCTATAAAATGCAATGTAGATAAAATAGTCTCATGTGATACTATTCCTTGTAACTTTTGAGCTGTATCTGCTGCTTCAACTAAGTTCTTTGGAACATTTCTAGTAAAGACTTTTTGAATATCAGTAGATTTTATTTTTAAGTTATGAAAATCTATCATAAGTTCTAATCTTTGATTAATAGCCTTTTTAAAATACATTTCCTTTTGTGCTGCTAGTTGTTCCAAAGCTAATAATTTATATCCTAAAGCAACTCCTGAGCTATTTCCACTAAACTCCTTATCCTGCATATCAGGTATCATTGAAAATTTATGAATGTCCTGATTCAATCTATTTTTATTGTTTTGAGCATAGTTATCATTAACTTGTTTAACAAGCCATTTAGCATCACCTTGCTCATTAATAAGCATAACTTTATTTTTATTCATTCTTTCTAGTTCTTCATCAGTAGTTCCACCCATATTAACCAAAACTAAGTATGCATCTGTAAAATCTTTCATATCATCAATAGCAGTTGAAGTAGCTTCGTTATATCCATCTATCAAAGAAATTACATTTTTAAAATCTCCGTTAGCCCTTTTATTGTTCAAAAACTCAATAATTGGGACTTGGTTAAATCCGTGTAGCTTAGTTTCTCCTGTTACCGATGGAACTTCTTTTTTATCACTATCTGATAAAAATTCATAAGTTGTAACATTTGCACTATCATAAACTTCCAATGTATAAACCCATTTATCCTCTTTATTTTTAGTTTTATCCCATCTGACAGCTGCAATTATTCCTTTTTTTACTGTATTATCTCTCAGAATAAAACAATCACGAGGATCTACAACTACATTTCCAATAGTATTATCCACATTTTTATACCATAACTCATAAGATTTACCAAAAATACTACAGTTTTGAGAATGTTCAAAATTTTCTTGTTGCTCTTCTTCTGTTGCTAAATATTCAGATAACTTTTCAAAATCTTTTTTTAACTTATCGTCTTGTAAAGCATAAGAAATAGGCTTTCCTAAAAAATAGGCTGTTGCAATAGTTGCAATATACTCAGGATAATTATTAATTAACTTAGTATCTTTTTTCTTATCACTTCTATCTTTCTTGTTCAAAATATTATGTTTTCCACTATAATAATCTTCCATCTTTTGAAGTTCTGGTAATTCATTTTTTATAAATGCATCTAGTGCTTCTTTTAAATCTTCTACAGTCATTAATCCTCCTCTCTTATCTTATTCCTAAAACAGTTCTATCTATGGTTCTTACAGAATTATTTCTCATATAATCCTCAAGTGCATATCTCATAGCGTCCATTAAGTGATTAAAATCATCAATGGGTTTGTTTACTGCTTTTCCAAACTTATCTTTATCCCAAGCATAATTTGAAATCTCAGTTAAAAAATTAACACATCTAGGATGTATAAAAATTTTAAAGTCTTGAATAAATTGTATTCCAGCATTAATGCTATCTTTTCCTTTTTTTGATGCTTTTATTCTATAAAGTCCTAAACCTTTTAAATGGTCTATACTTTTTGGCTCAGCACTATCAGCAACTATAATTTCTTTTTTAAAACCTAATTTTTCTATATTATTGTAAATAGCTGTATTCTGCATTCCTTTTTGGTATATTTCATCAAAAACATAAATTTCTTTTTGATCCTGATCTAATATTCCACAAAAAAAAGCAGCAGGGTCATTAGTATATCCAAAATCTAGCCCAAATACTGCTTTTGCTTTTTGTCTTTTATTTAATATTTCTCTCCAATCAAACTCCAACTCTTGCCAATTTTCATAGACAAGTCCATCTACTATTCCCCAGTTACCAAGTCCAGCAACCTGATACCTACGTGGGTTATTTTTTTTCATATCTTCAAATAATTTCTTATCAGCATCATCTAACCACTCATTACATTGATAATTAGTTGTAAGTGCTAATATATTATCATCAACTTTATCAAAGAATCTAGATTTTAACCAGTGTCTTTCATTCCAAGGGTTAAAAGATATGATAATTTGTTTGAATAATGGTTCTTCTACAACCCCTCTAATACTTTCATCTAACATATTAAAAGCAGTTTCGTCTGTTAATTCATATGCTTCTTCTATCCAGCACCAACACAAACTACCAACTGAAACTGAAATTGATGTAATCTTTAATGGATCATCAAAACCTCTAAATAAAATCTTTTGTCCTGTTGGTTTATAGGTTATTTCAAGTGGGCTTTCTTTAAACTCCCAGTAGTCTTGAACTTGAAATCTGTTTATAGCCCATCTTAAATCAGAGTAACAGCTATCTTTTAAAGTTCTAAATACTTTTCTTACAACAAGAGTATTAGCATTTTTATATTTCATCATGTTATAGATTATCCATAGAGCTGTTGTCTTACTCTTTTTTGATGCTCTTGACCCTTTAACTACCTTATACCTACCCTTGAAGTTCCAAAACGATTTATAACCCTTTCCAATGATTTGAGGTAAATTTATTTTTATATATTTACTCATCTAAATCATCTTCTCCAACAATCATAACAGGTAAAGTTCCTTCAAATTTAGTTTTATCTGTAAATAAAGCATGTCTTTTTCCTAAGAGTTCTGCTGCTTTTATTCTTTCTTTAGCCGATACTTGCTTTTTTATGATAGAAGCAGTTGAAATCCCATCGCCTTTTCCTTCAACTACTACAACCTCTTCTTGTATTTCACCTCTCATCATTGCTGTTAAGTTTTGTAAAACTTCTTCGGCAGATGCAATTCTTTCAGATTCAGCTTTATCCATTAATTCTTTAACATAGGCTTTTATGTCCGTTTTTGTCAAGTTTTCACTACCGATTTTTCTAGCATTCTTTTCTTTATACCCAGCCTTTATTGCAGCTTCAGTAGCATTTCCAGATGCTACATAAAACTCACAAAAAGCCTTTTGCCTAGCATTTAACTTCAATGCCACTTCACCTCCAATTTTATAAATAAAAAAACTCCCACAGGCGACATATCGCACACATCTAAGTGTAGTGGGAGTATTGATGTTATTATGGCTGGAGATATTGGACTTGCACCAATGACATTTTGCTTAACAGGCAAACGCTCTAACTAACTGAGCTAATCTCCAATATTTGGCAGAGGCTTTTTTAGAGTAGAGCCTCAATAACTACTAACGATACACTAAAAATTAAGGAAGATTCTATGAATGAATTTCATTTAACCTTTTTACACATTAACATTATATTACATATAGAAATTGTAAACAAGGGCAAAAAGGGTGCAAAAAAGGTGCAAAATTTTTAAGGAATTAATTTATTTAACTTCTCCAAAATATCATTTTGAAATAGGTTGCTAGCTATTTTCTCAACTAATAAACTTTTATTTCTTTTTACAGTACTTTCATCAATTCCTAATTTATTAGCAACTCCTTCTATTTTAAATTTCTTAAAATAAATTAAATCTATAATTTCTTTATATTTATCATCTTGCACAAAAGAAAGCCCATAATCTATGAAATCAACAAGATAATCTATTTCATGTATTTCTTTTATTCTTTCTTCTTTTATCATTTCTATCTTTTCTACATCACTCAAATTATCTTTATTCGTAGCTTTTATCTCGTTGATAGAATAGATTTTTTTTAACTCTATGTTATCCAAACTTTTTTTTAAATACTCTTTTCTATTTTTCAAGCCAGGATAATTACTTAAAAAATATTCAGTTTTTTGATATGGTGTTAGATTTTTCTCTTTATTTATTTTTGTTATTTGCCCATTTTTAATGCATATCTCATAAACTCCATTGTCTAATTTTTCAATTGTTTTCTGAAGTTCTTTATACTCCATTATCTCACCTCAGTTATAATATTATTTATGACTTCTAGTTTTTTTCCATCAGAAGAGTAAATCTCTTTCATTTTTTTAGAAAATTCAATTTTCTTTTCTTCTATTTCATCATCTGTCATAACTTTTTCTTTAAATATATGACTATTGATAATTTTTATGCTGTTTCCTTCTCTCACTCTTAGTTCTTGCAAATATTCAACCATCAATTCCACTCCTTCCCAATTCTCTCCATATTCTTTTGCCATTTAATCCAATAGATATTTAATATATTATCTTTTGTATACCCATATTTGTTTGTAACTATAATTAAATCTAATATTAAGAATTTTAAATAGTCATAATCCATAACGGGACTTCTAACATCAAAAATCACGTCTAAAATCCCAATATCTCCACTGTATGCTAAATTATCATCTTCAAAAAATTTAAATAACTCTTTCTGCTCTAAAGTGGTAATATCTCTATTATCATAAGAATAGTTAACCATTTGAGCAGTGAAAAACCATATATCTGTTAGTTCTTCTAATTCTTTTTCTTTATTGTAAGTATGTTTTTTCCATGTTTTATGACTATCTTTAGTTTCTTCATCAAACTCAATACACTCAGCTATTAGACTTTTTTTAATATCTTTTAATCCTCTTAATCTAATGCTATTTATATTTTTATCTAGTTCTTTTTGAAGATTCAATATATCTTCAAAATTTTCAGGCTTTTTAAATTCCATTATCTCACTTCCTCAATTGTCCCTTAATAGTATAAGTAAAAATATTAACAATATAAACATTATTATTTTTTTTAATAACATCTTAGCCTCCATTATTCTATTGATTCAATAAAATCCATTACATCATCAAAATTAAAATTTTCAACAACTTCGTCAAAATATTCCCAAGTATCTACTCCACCATTTATTAAAGCATTTAATTTAAAATCTGACTCTAATAATTCTTCTAAATATTCTCTTGTTATTTCATAATTCCCATTTTTTAATTTTTTAATTTCCATTTTTATCCTCCTATTTTTCCATTTCTAACTCTTTCCCAAAACTCTCTATATTCTTTAGATTCTAAAACTTTNGTTTTCTTTAATTCACTATTTTTTATTAGTTTAATCATTTCCAATCTCTCCATTTCTCACTTTTTCCCAAAAATCTTTATACTCCTTAGATTCTAAAACTTCCTTAGCTTCATCAGAAAATAAAAAATAATTACCTAAATCATATCTCTCATTGTCTAAATCATTTCCATAGTCTTGTGTTTTCTCAACTCTTGAATTGTTTATATAAAAATATATCCCTTTAAATTTTCTCATTAGATGCCTCCTTGAAATGATAGCTAAAACTAAGGCTGCAAATAATTCTTTATCATCAGCATGCACCAGCTTCCTCCAATCTTATGACACTATCATCAACTTCTTTTAACCACATAACTTTAAAATCTTCAAATGTATTAACTACATCTGTTATCATAGATTTTAAAACTACACCTATCATGTTTCTTTTATGTGAATTAACAGTTCCAAACATCATTATCACTAGAAACATAGTTCTAAGAAGTTCTAAATTATCTCCTGTTTCTTTGTGCTCACAAGCAGTAAATGCTTCATCTAAGATCTTGATAACCTCATTTTCAACTCTATAATTAATTTGATTCTTAAATTTATCAATGATTTTATCTGATGATTTTATAGTCCTAGTTAGTATAGCTTTGTAATATCTGTTAAGAATCATGTCTTCTTTATCCCAAAGTTCTCTATTAATTTTCAAGTATTTGTTTATAAGATACATTAATGTGATACCTTGCATGTCTCCATCTTTATGAGTAACTCTTATTTTTTGCATAGCTCCTCCAACAAATATCCTAGATATTCGTAAGCTTTTTGATAATCTTCAATTCCATTTTTCTTTCTAGCTCTCATTACATATTTTAAAATGTTTCCAACACAAACAGCTTCAGAACCTTTCATGTCTTTTACAACTTCAAAAATAACATCTTTTACTTTTTTTCCTAAACTCATTTTATCCTCCAAATTTATTTTTATAAAAAAGTGCTATATTTTTTTTCTAAGTGCTAGATAAGGGTGGGATTAAGTGTTCGATTATTTTTGTTTTCCATTGGTATTAAAAGAAAAGTGCTCCAAGTGCTCGATTTTCACTCTATATCTTTTTTTTTTCTTATTATATATATTTATATATTTATATA